TCCAACTCCGTATGATGAACTTTCTCGCCCACAATTTTACCCATGGCTGCTATTGCATAATTTGAACTGCATGGTGAATCTGGGCCGCGTTCCGAAGAAAGAGAGCAGCTAGATATTTCATCAGGAACTAACATTTTAGACACAGAGTCGTTAACGGACACTGCTCCTCCAATAACAGCATTAGAAGATTCTACTGAAACATCATTTATATAGCCTCCTATAACATCAGTTGTATCTCCATCGTCAACACAGCTATCATCTTCTACGGCGTACCAACCACCATTTATATAGTCTTCAATATTAAAAGAATTTTGTAAACTCATTATATGAGGTGGGTTATGTTATTTATGTTCTGTATATTAATAAAAAATAAATTCTTCAATTAGCAATTAATAGAAAAATATGGACTATCTTTGTTAATTGAACTTTTCACCACTCAACTGCTGGGCTGAGCATGCTGAAGTAAATGAGCAGTAACCTGTGGATGTTGATAGTTGTTTGCAGCTTGCATACGTTCAATTGCCGCAAACAGTTGAATTTTGCATACAGGTCCTTCAATAACTGATCCATCTGGTCGGGTGCATTTCTTGCGATCAACTTCAGTCCACAAACTAAAGTCCAGAAACTTATCAGCAGAAATATGCACTTCATCTCCAATTTTAGCATCAGCAAATGGCTTGATGTGACTAATTGGCACCGTAATTGAAAATATATCATCAGGTTCAAGTTTTGATTGCAAATCAATCTTACTCTCGTTGTGATATGTTGCCGCCAGGTTCAACTTACCTACATGATCATAGCAAATGTTAATTGGCTCCTTTCCCTCCTTCTTGAGCTTAAACTCCTTAGTTTCACTGGAATGAATATCATTGATCAGCTTCTTGAAATGACCACTAGGGAGTTTGAATTTAAGCGGATAATTATCATCATTTTGAGGATCTACTATCTTGTTTGGCGGATCAATAATCAAATCCACATCGTATTGCAATTTAGCATCTACTTCACCGTTTGCAAGTAGCACATACATCTTGGATCGAGCATCTTCTCGACGCAAGATAAAGGTAACCTGCGGATAATTTTTGTCCTTGGACTTAAAAATCTTATCGAGGTTTTCCCGCTTAACTGTGCATGAAATTGGTTCCGCGCAGTAGTATCGCACCAACATTCTACCAAAAAGCGTGGTCAGAAGCGTACACTTGCCGCGTTCATTTTGCAAACGCAGTTCAACTCTATCATCGCAAAAATCAAAGGTAATTTCCGATAGATCATGTTTTTTGTATAATGACAACAATTGCTTAAAGAGCATCGGATTATCATAGCTCAATTCGAGCACATTATTCACATCTATGGGCGTTTCCACAATCCCGTGAGAATTAATAATTATGTCGATAGGCTTCTTTTTAGGAGGGCGACCAGGGCGTCGGGCAGTTTTCTTTCCATCTGCCGCAGGTTTAGCGTCGGCGTTATTGCTCATATTAACTTAATATTATTTTTATAAGTTTACAATTTTTTAATTGATATAAATTAATTGTTTAACGTTGAATAAAAAATAATTATATCCACACCTATCTAACACATAATTAATAATTTCGGTTTAGCAATACTTTCTTGAGAGTGGTTTCCATTTCATTTATTGACATGGGTTTAGCGTCCAAAATTTCAACTGTGTTAGTAATGAGGTCTCTATACCAACCCAAAAGATAACCGTACATGTCTTTTGTTTCTCTGATAGTGGCTTGTGTAATTTTATTAGATGCAAATAAGGAATTGCAGTTAGAAAGATACTCTTTTACTGTCTTGGCCATGATAAAGTTAAGGTTGGATATATATGATAGCCCAACTTCTAGTTCATCATCTCCAAGTGATACCTGAGGCGGATCTATTGATTCCACAAATACTTTATTTACATTCTTTTGAATTTGATTGAGCATGGCCTCAGACGTAAACAAATGCTGAATATCTCGAACGGTCACTTTATATTTTAAAAATGTTGTAAGTTCATTGGAAACGCTATCAATGCACATATCGATTAGCTTTCGCTTGATTCCATCTGAAGCCACATTTGCTAATGTACTGCTTTCGAACTTATTTAGGATAGCACGATGTTTTGCATCCAAAGCCTTTCCTAGTATTTCATTTTCCATTATTTTGTTATAGTAGTGCGAACGTAAATGCAACCCTTTACGAATATGATCAATAACTTCTAGTGGTGTAAAAACATGCTGAATATTAATTGACATAAGACGAAAATGTTCGCCATTTACTGATTGAATTACAAGGCCACGAGTTGCAGTGTCTTCACCGAAAAATAGTGGGTTAACTGTATTTGCAACCACTTCGGTATTTTTGAGATCTATTTTCTTTACAGTGGAAAATCTATTAATAATCTTATTATTGAGCCCAGATGCTGCCGCAGTTTCCAAGTTGTTCTTTTTTACGTAATTTCCATCAACAAGAGGCAAGATATTAAATTCAATAAGCTTATTTGAAAATTTTGGCACATGAACCACCTTTGCATTATATCGCGCGGCCAGAATATTTTCTAATGTACCACCGGCTGTTTCTTTGTGAATAAAGTCCGGCTCTTTTTCGGTAAGAAAACTATCAATAACTTCACACAGGGACTTTTCAGCTTCTTCGGCAACAAAATACTTAGAGATGGGTACTAAACCATGGCGAGAAGTAAGATTCTGAGTAATGTTATCAAGTGTTAGATTTATGTATGGATTATCGTTATTGCAAAGTGTAATATCTTTGAGCTTCTCTATTTTGTTTACCATTTTTATTGCATAACCCTTTCTTGGGCCGTCAGATGGAATTTCCGAAACTAAGCGTTTTACCATATAGATAACAAATTGGGTAATCAATGTATTATTTTCTATCCACGTGCTGAAAACACTTAAATGTTCAACTGGATTAATTAATGTATAAATATCGCTTAATACTTCTTCGCCGTCTTCGTTAATGATTTTCTTTTCAAATGCCGTTATCATTTCGATAAGATTTTTTCGAAAACTAGTCATGTTATTGTTGAATGTATGACTCATGTTAACGGTAAGCAATTTAATATAAAGTGGATCCGAAATAATGTTGATCGCCGTGTGCATTTTAACATCTAGTGTTTCGAGCATTATGTATAGTTCAGATATCGTTGCTATCAAATCTTCAACTGCATTTTTTGTTTGTAAGCTACTTAGAATTTCTCGCGCTGTTTTAGCATCTTTTGGCAAAGATTCTCTTATATCAAATAACTTTGCTGCATTTCCAGTAGATTGTTTATTTAACATCGATTCGATGAGACCAAAATATTCATATATATCTTTGTGTATATCTAAAGCGACCTTAATTCGCTTTTCCACCAAAGTATTTATTCTTTGCATACTTGCACAGTCACTTAATATCACCACTATATATGTAATTAGAAATTTGTACATATATAAAAATACAATATAGTAGAAATAATGACATCAATAACACCGGTCAGACCACGTGTTTCGGATCCAACCCTTAAGCGAGAAGAGGAAGAAAAAGTACCATCATCGGCGGGTAGTGCTTCTCATGTTATTAATATCCCTGAAGATGCAAACGCAAATGACGTGAAATCTAAGACTAATATGGTGAAAGGTTTATTTACATCTGCATTAGAAAATAAAATGATAGTTTTTATCATAGTGATGGTAATTATTACTATAGGTATTATAACTTATTTTGTAGTTAAGAAAGGAGATAGTAAGAAATCTGGTAGTGGTCAAAACCTATTTGATAAGTTTAAAAAAGGAATAACTGGTAAACCTGATTCTCAACCGGCAATTATTCCTAATAATAATGAAGTACCGCCAACTGCGCATTTAGATGGGCAACCAGCTGATGTTCAGCAGGCTTCTAAAATGATGCAGAGAATGCAGCCGCCTCCGGCTGCACATGAAGATAATGATGATTCCCCGGATCATGAAAATATGATGACACTTTCTACAGATCAGCTTGAGAAAATGAAACAAGCAAGATTGGCGCAACAAGTCGCCGCGCAAACAAAAACTAATGTACCAATGACTGAATATTTGAGAAATAAGGCAATAGAACCTGAGTCAGATGATGAAACTGATGATAATCCAGCAAGTGCAAATGAACAAAATAGGCTGCAACAGTCTCAACAAATGGCTTTGCAACAGCAGCAGGCTCAACAGCAAGCACATCAACTGCAAATGCAGGCTCAGCAGGCTCAGCAGGCTCAACAGGCTCAACAAATGCAACTGCAAATGCAGGCTCAACAGCAAGCACATCAAATGCAACTGCAAATGCAAGCGCAAATGCAGGCCCAACAGCAGTTGCAGGCTCAGCAAGCCCAACAGGCACAACAAATGCAAGCACAAATGCAACAACAGCAATTGCCACCACAAACACCGCCAACTATACATAACCCAGAACCAATTGATCTTGATGATATCAAATCTCTGATAAATGCACAATCAGATTTTACAGAAGATGAAACTGAATCCATTAGTGTAAATAACGCACCTACTGACACAAATCAGACTCCAGCACCTCCCGCTGTTAATATTGGATGCAAACACATGTTAGCAGATGGCAGATACTGCAAAATAAAGGTCCGTGGTGGTGAATATTGCTATAAGCACCAACCTGTATAACAACTTTCACAAACTAAATTGATAAATATTTTTTATTTATTTTTTTGAAATTATATTTTGCATACACGTGATCAGTATTTTTTATGCATTAAAATAATTCCTAGTTCAGACTCTTTTTCTCAGCCTCTAATTTAATATTAATAGACATAATAAGCAATACCCTCTTACCTTTATATACTAAAAGTATATAGCCTATGATTATGTATTAGAGAAAAAATTGAATATACTATATCAATTGTATCTACATCTAAAGTACATCTTGAATTCAATCGAACTCACTCAACAAGTTTCCCAACTTTCAATAAATGGCATCAACAACTAGCACCGCTGCCGCTACGGCCACCCCCCTCGCTGAGCTCTTCAAGGGAGCCCACGTTATTACAAGCCGCATTATGACAACTGAAGAAGTATCGAAGTTGCCGGTCGGCACTGTTAAGGAGCCTAAGCTTCACAATCCGTCGGGTATCCCTGAATCACGCCTCAAGACCTATTTTGATGAGCGTTATATTAACAAGACCGTTCACGACCGTATGGTGATCGTTGAGGCTGAACTTGAGCCGTTCGAAAATGCTCGTAAGTTGCTCGAGGCCGGAAACGAGCCTCAGCTCGATGCTGCCGGTAAGCAGCTTATTGGAGACGATAAGAAGGGCAAGGTTGTCCCGCTTACCGAAGCCCGTACTAAGGAACTTACTGAGCTTCGAGAGCGTAACAAGGAACGTATTTCTAAGCTTGAAGAGGAGAAGAACGCGCTTTCTCGCGCTCGTTTCCGCTTCTCTGATGACTTTGGTCGCGTATTCCGTGACGTTGTCGTCGTTATGCTTCGTGAGCTTATTGAACGTGGCGCCGAGCGTTGCCAGGTCGTCGATAAGAAGATTATCAGTGTCGCTATGCTGCATAGCGACGATGCTCGCAACATGAACTGCTATCCTCTTATTTATAACCTGCCAAGCTGGCGCAACCCGCCGGCCCCGCCAGTCAAGAAGGCGACTGCTAAGGAAGAAGAGGCCGCTGCCCCTGTTGCGGCTCCCGAAGAGGATACCGGCTCGCGCAACGCCCCGAGCTTTGTCTATTACATCACTGAGATGTGCTCGGAGCTCACTCATCCTACTCAGTATGATGCGGAAGGCAACGCGAAGACCTCGGTTCATGAGAACAAGGATGAGAAGACTGGTGAGGTTCGTGTGAACCGCATCGTCGAGAAGGGCGAGAGCAAGTACGCCAACCTTCGCACCAGCACCCAGTTCAAG